GTGGATGTAGCCAAGCAGATTTGTAACGATTGCCCAGTAAGGCTAAGGTGCTTTGACTATGCCCTGTCAGCAGGGATGTATGGCATTTGGGGCGGCACTACCTATGAGGAGCGCCAGAAACTAAGGTCTTAGTTTTGGTCTGGAACATTCTTGATTGCTAGGACTGAGCCACCTACTGACAAGATAGCAGCAGCTACATTGAGTATCTGTCCGCCTAGCTCGCCTGTGATTGTTCCAAGGCTAATTAGCAAAGGCACAGTTGCGGCAATGATTCCGTAAATCCATTTTCTTACTTCTGGCTTTAGTTCTAACATTTATTTTTCCTCATCGTTTGATCTGTAAAGTTTCACATCTTCAAAGGTAGCACTAGCTGTGTAGGCAGTCAGGATAATCGAGATAAGTGCCACGCCACCGATGACCATCTGGACACTAACCTGCCTGTCCCATACAAAGGTAATCATCCCAAAGGCAATCATCACCACGCCGACTCGGTAAGAGCCAAAGATTAGCTTGCGCCGGAAGTTCCAAGATGGGCCAGAGCTGTTGGTTTGCTCGTCTTTTAGTAGGAATACGGAGTCTAGCCAGTTCACTTGAGAGTCCTTCGTTTGAGCGTAGGATGCTTCTATTTTACTGCCTTGTTTTTATGCCAGCTAGGTCAGGATTGAAGCCCTGTAAGCCTTGTAAAAGCCTTAAAGTGTGCTTGGGCGAGTGATTCCCTTATCAGAGCTATAAAGCCCTGTACGAGCCTTTTAGGGCTATTTAGCCTAGTTTCGACCAAGTTAGCGCACCAACAATGCCGTCTGCCAGTAGCTTGTGCTTGCGCTGGAAAGCCACCACAGCAGCGTGGGTAGCTGGACCGAATGGGCCAGTTGGGTTTACCCCTAGTTTGTTTTGTAGGTAAAGCACATCTGGACCTGCTGGCTCGCCACGCTTTAGCATCTTGCCTGGGTAAGCTCTTGATCCTGTTGCCGGTGCGGTAGGTGCGACACCTTGGTCAGCTAGTAGTTTCTCAAAGTCAATGTTGCCAGCACCCATTGTTGGCTTGCCACCGACCCTGACCGAAAGGTGAAGGTGTGGGCCGTAGCCATTCATAGAGCCTAGTCCTGAGCCACCGGACAAACCAATCACTTGACCTTGTTTTACTACCTGCCCTGGCTGGACATCAATTCTGGAAAGGTGTAAGAAATCTGCATTGTGACCTGATGGAAAACTTAGGAAAATCATTTTGCCACCAGAGCCGGTAAAGGTATTCACAACGCCTGTGACAGTCCCATCTGCTATTGCCTTGACTGGTGTGCCAGTTGCTACGCCGTAGTCTGTGCCAGGGTTTCTTGAGGGGCTTACTTTCCTGTTTTTATGTCCGTCAAAGCTGTCTGTGATTCTGCCTTCGACTGCTCTAATCCAGGTTGCCATTATTTTCCTAGGGTGCTAATTAGTAAACCGATGATGGAAACTGCTGAGGCTGTCAGCCCTGTGTAAGCGATGCGCTCAATCCAAGCAAGTCTGGCAAGGGTGAGTTCTACTTCTCTGATTCGGTCAGGTACATCGTCAAGGTGGTCTAGCTTCTGTAAGACCTTGACTAGAATCTCGCCATGCTCAAGTTGCTTCTTGTAGATGTCGGCTTGGGTTATGCGAACCGAAGTTGTTTCCTCGGCCATTAGTTTCCTAGAGAAGTCGGTGGTCTATTATCTATAAAGTTGCCGTCAATGTAATCCCAGTCAATTCCAGCGTGTGACCCTTTTGGGATTTCCACAAGTTCTTCATCTGGCGTATATGGCGCTTCACTATTCCAGATTGATACATTTACAACTTTTCCGTCAAGTATGTGTGCGTAAGTTTTTAGGTTATCTGGTTCTTGAATGTTTATCATGCGTACAGCTCCACTATTACTATTCCGTTACCGCCAGCCCCACCAGCAGTTGCAGCTTGGGTTGAAGAAACAACAGAAGTGGCTGCTCCCCCAGTTCCCCCAGAGCCATTAAGACCAGCGTTTCCATCGCCTCGAGTAATTATTCTGGTCGCGTGAGTGTTACGCCCCAAAAATGATGAGCCACCTCTTGCTGGGAAAATAGACTGATTAGCTATTTGCATCCCAAACATTCCACCCTCACCGCTAAGAACGATGTCACCTACCCCAGTACTGCTTCCACCACCACCGCTTGCTTCAATGGCAACAAGTGAGCTTTGTGAGTTACCATCCGCGCCACTACCACCATTCGCGCTTACAGCCGTTCCAAATGATGATGAACCACCTGCGCTGCCATTGTTAGCCCCAGCAGCTCCACCAGCACCACCAGCACCACGAGTTACAGTTATCGAAGAAGCAAGGCCAGCAATGTCGGTAATAAAAGATTCGGCGTAAGCACCACCACCACCGCCACCAGCAACAGCACTTCTAGGGGTAGCATTTATGGCACCAGTTCCACCACCACCACCGCCAGCACCTTGAACCTTTACTTTGATAGCTCTTAGCCAAGGGTAAGTTGCTTTTGTAAATGTGCCTGATGAAGTGAAGTAAACAGTTTGAACTAAATTGTATGAGGCAGTTCCGGCATTACCAACAGTTACCCAAGAAGTTGAGTTATACGCCTGTATTGTGTTGGAGTCGTTCAAGTAGGCAACCATACCCTCTGTTGGGGTAGGAATAGCCGTTCCTCTGGCAGTTGTGTCTGCAAAGGTCATAACTGACTGATCCATTAGAAAATTGTTTACATCTGCGGCAAATAAAACCTCACCAGGTACAAAAGTCTTTTTCGGCATTATTTTCCTTAGTTATCTTCTAGTAGCAAAGCCTTAGAGCGACGCTATTTCTTCCTGCGTTAGACCGAGTGCTGCAAGTTTAGCTAGGGCAGATTCACGAGCTGCTTCTCTGGCTTTTTGAGTTGCTTCAATGGCATTACTTTGATTTTGAAGGATTAAGTAATTTTCCAATTCTGCTTCCGTCATCTCACGAACAATGCCGTCAATTCCGATTAGTGGATTAGTCATTATGCCTTCCTGTATCCGTAGACCGCTACTGTTCCACCTGTAATGGTTCCTGATTGAAGTGAAATTGTAAAGGTTGTAAAGCTAGTAGCTGCTGTGTGGATTCCAGTTGTGATAGAGCCAGTTCCGCCAGTGGCTCCCGCTGTTCCATTCTTTTCACCAGTTGAGGTCATCATTGTTTGCTTAGCAATAAATGGTCCTTCAAGGTCAATGATTCCCGAGATCGTGCTGGTAGTTGCAGCGCCAACATAATCAAAGTATCCAACATTGGCTGCCACGACACCAACCAGTCCAGTGGTTGTGTAGTTACCGGTAAAAGAGTTTGAGTTGTGGTTGTTAGTGTCAGTTCCGAGTTGTAGTCTAAGTCTTGTGGCTGTGCTTGCTACTCCACCAGAAACTACAATTCTGTAAGAGTCATAAGTAGAGCTAAAAGTTCCTGTCCAAACATGAGAAGAAACTAAAGACCCAATCGTGTCTGCCTTAATAAAAACCAATCCACTTGGAACAGCAGCGGCAACTGGGCTAACCCAAGCACTTCCATCCCAGCTTTCAATAAGCTTGCTTGTTTCGTTGTAGCTAGTCATACCTAAAGTTGGGAAAGGAATTGCAGAACCCCTAGAGGCCGTACCAGCAAAGCTCATGACAGTTTGGTCCATGAGATAACTATTGACATCTGCCGCTAAAAGCACTTCGTCTGCTGTAAAGGTTTTTCTTGACATCGTTTTCCTTAGTTCTTTTGTTTGTAGTTTAGCATCAGTAGGTCAAGAAGTCCTCGTCAAGGATACCCAACAATGGGTTGTCAAGGGTCAGCAAGGTAAAGTCTATCTTTTCAAGAGAAAGGGTTATTCGCTTTTCGTTGTTTTGCCAATCATGGCTGATACCAATTATTTTTACAGATTGCTCAATAGCGGGTGGGATACCCGAAGGTGTAAACCTAACCTGCACAACATCACCAATTTCAAGGTCTAGGACCTCATTCTGCTGTGACTCACTTAGGACATCAAGAACCACTGTAAGGCTGTCAAACCGATACTGTGGCTGTTTGAATCTAGCGAGTAAGAAGTCAGCAAGATATTGAAGCTCAATAATGCTTTCATTCAGTAAGCCATCTTGACTATATGAATGAGGTCCATAAATTGCTTGTGAGTCGGCATCTTCCGCAATAGCCTCATCAGGAAATAATTGATTGTTAGTAATTACAACACGATTGTAAAGTTGCTCTGAGCCATAAATTACGCTTAGATCAGAAAAGGGTATAGCAGTAAAACCGGGAATTGAACCCTCGTCTGTAAAAATCAAATCAATTATTCCAGGACTGGCATTTCTTTCCTTAAACACAAACTTATTGTCTTTTGAAACAAAAACCTCTCCACCCTCACTTGTGGCAATTAGCTGAAGATAACTAATAGCTTGGGTTTGAGCGGCCACATCAATATCTGACAACTGGCTATCACCTGCGTCAATAGTTCTTTTATCAAGAGGCCAATTTACTTCTTGTAAGTCAAGGATTCGTGTAACTCTCGCACCTGATAGTTCGATTGGTGGAGTTACTTCTGGTAAGTTGTTTATAGTCAAGGTGCTTAGTCCGTCTGATGCCTGAAAGCTCACGACAGACCTATTGCCTGGCTCATAACCGATGTCAAGGTCATCAATGTAAGTATAAATAACTGGATAGCCATTACAGCTCATCCTTAGTTCTCTCCCTGGAATTAGCTGCGAATAATAAAACCCTTCTTCATAAAGAGGGTCAAATAACCGGTCAAAGTTATCTACAACAACTGAAAGCTGTCCAGCATCAATGCGGTCTAGTGCCTGTGATCTACCCCTAGAAGTAGAAGCTGAAACCAACCTACTTGTAATGTCGTAAAACTTTGAACCACCAAGAGTGTAAACAAGGTTATTTAGCCTGCCTCGGATTGGGTCATTTAGTCTAAAACCGGTTGGGTCATTATTACCAAGATTTGCCCCAATTTCTACTGTGACAACTGGTGCTGGCATTATGCGCCCTGCCAGACAGCGCCAGAGGTGCGCTCGTAGGACTTGATAGCGTCAACGATTGCTTTACCTATTGAAGGTCCAGAGCCAACTCCACCGCTAACCTCAATGTTGTAATAGTTATTGACCACTTCTTGATTGCCAAAAGCGGCTGTCGTGCCAACACCAGCTATGCCAGAGGCTATGCCACCAAACTCTCCGTAAGCCTGGTTTAGCTCACCGATAAATCCACCACCAGCACCTGCTAGAGCTTGAGCAAGTCTGCCACCACCCATAGGACCTGCTGCGATTACCTGCTGAAGAAGGTCGTTGGTTAGTCCTTGCTGAGAAAGAGAGGTTATGTTTTTAGCAAAGTCCTTAGTTTGTTGTAAAAGCTTCTTGATGTTTCTAGTAATTGAGTTGACGGAATTTCCAAGGTCGGGCAAACTGAATGAAGAAAGTATTGACTGTTTGATACCGCCAAATGTAGCCTTGACCGAATCGGCAAAAGATTTGTAAGCGTCAGCTCTTTTTTGTAGTCTTTCTTCTTCTGCTCTCCTGGCCGCTTCTTGGGCAGCAGCAAGCTCTCTGGCTGCTTGTTCTTGTGCAGCAATCATTTCTCTAAGAGCTTGTTCTTGTTTAGCACCAGCAGCAGCAGCCGATGAAGCTCCCGTTCCTGCACCTGTTGGAGTTACAACATCTTTTACACCAGCCATGATTCGCATACGCCGAATCTCGTTAGCGGCTTCAGCGGAAGAAAACCTAACCGCATTTATTGCATCTTTTAGGTTGTTAAGCTTTGCTCTATCGGCGTTTGCAACCTCAGCGGCCATTGCGCGAGTTTCGGCGCTAACAACGGCTGTGCTGTTAGAGAGGTCACCTAAGATTCCTTCATAAACACGATATGGAGCAATGACCTGTTGTATCGGGTCTTTCAAAAGTTCTTTATTGGCGTTGTAAACTGAGGTTTCTAAATCTTTTGCCCCATTAGATACCAGTAAGAAAGCGGCAGCTAAAGCACCGAGTCCGACAATGACCCAACCAGCAGTTGTAAGCGCCAAAGCAGCATTTACAAGGGCGATGGCAGCGCTAACTGCGATAAATAATCCAGCTAGTTGAACGAGTAAACCAAAGTTTTCAGCAGCAAAACTAAAAAAGCTACCAAATGTACCGGTCAAAAATTCCATAGTTTGACCAGTAGTTGTTGTCTGATCGCTCATGTCTTTGATTAGATCAGTAAAACCTTGTAATGCTGGTAATGAATCTGTAACCATCTGAGCAAGTTTTGGGCCTATGTAGTCAACAAGTGGGACCAG